TATGATTCAAAAATGGTTTGGAGCTTCCATGATCAAATTTCTAGAGGTCTTGGATTCACTGAAAAACAGGCAATTCTTGCAGTTCGAATACTGCAAAGACAAAAAGAAAAATTAACGCAGATACTTGGACAAGATATCACAAATTTTCTGGAAAATCCCACATATAGAGTACCCCGTAGAACTATCAATTCTAACAAACGAATCTCTGTGATTGCTCATAGTGAATACACTAAGGCAATCAAAGTGGAATTTCCTTATAATGAAACCATCTTGGAGAGAATTAGAAAAGAGCGTCCTAATTTGATACACGCGGAATGGGATAAAGATGAAAAAGCATGGATTTTTGCACTGAACGAACGTAGCATACAATTCCTGATCTCGTTTGTTGAGAAGGACGAGTTCACTGCTGACGAAGAATTTGTTAATTACATTGAGCAAATACTGGCTATTCAAGAAAATCTTGAAAATTTTGTACCTATGGTCAGTTATACCGAAAAAATGCCAAAATTTATCAATGTAAGCCATCGTGTGCCTCAACCTGAAACCACAGATTTGTTGGACTCGCTATTTTTAGCAAGAAAAGTCGGTATACATACATGGGATGATAGTGTCAGTGAGTACCTGGCTGAAAATAATATTGAACAATCTGTAATAGATTTCCTAAATGAAAATCCAGGGGTGAATTTTACCGTAAATTTGGAAGAATCTACAATTTACGACATTTCTCGTATTGTTAAAAATCTGTCTCCTTGCATGTTTATCATACCGGGCGGCCTGGAGATGGAAAAAATTACAAAAAGTTATGAATTTTTAAAATCACTTGATATCACTCCTGAAGAAATGAGTGTGATGTTTAGACTACCTAAAGAAACTGGTGAAAAATTCAATAAATTTATCAAAGACGAGCAACTAAACAATCCCATCACTGAAAAAACTCGTGCAGTGTTTATCAGCGGCAAGGTACCGAAGACAGTTATCGAATCAAAAATTAAATTCAATTGTGTTGTAAACTTCAGCCTACATAGTGTACACTATACAATACGAGAATTTGTGAAAAATCACCATAATGTGATTCACATACTGGACAAAAAACCACAAAGGAATTTTAACTTTGCCATACTGTAAAATAATAATAAAAGACGAGGTCAATGTTAAGATAGAAAATTTAGACCTCGACGCACGAAAGGCTCTGGTCAAGAAATTCAAGTACGAAGACCCCACAGCTAGGTATCGTCCAGCCTATAAATTAGGTCGTTGGGACGGCAGTGTTAGTTTTTTCGGATTAGGTGGAACTACCTATCTATCAATGCTACCACAGGTGTTAACATATCTTGAGAGTAAAAATTACAACATTGATCTTGAAGATAATCGCAAGCCCATTGCCCTAGATTTTCCTGAAATTTTTGAAGATTTTTGGGGTGATCAGACATGGCCCGAAGGTCATCGATTTGCAGGCAAACCTATTAGACTGCGTGACGATCAAGTTGAAGCAGTCAATATGTTTCTTAAAAATCCACAGTGTATTCAAGAAATTGCAACTGGTTTTGGCAAGACAATAACCACCGCAACTTTATCGAAAATTGTGGAAAAATATGGTCGTACAATAACCATTGTTCCTAACAAAAGTCTTGTGGAACAAACAGAGGAAGACTTCATTAACTGTAAATTAGATGTAGGTGTTTACTACGGTGACAGAAAAGATCTGAACAAAACGCATACTATTTGCACCTGGCAAAGTTTGAATATTTTAGACAAAAAATCCAAAGATACCACTGATGAAGAAGTGTTAACTTTAGCAGAATTACTCGAAGGAGTTGCTACAGTTATGGTTGATGAAGTACACATGGCCAAGGCGGAAGTGTTGAAAAACTTGCTAACCCGAAATCTTGCCAACGCACCAATACGCTGGGGCTTAACTGGTACTGTACCTAAAGCAGACCACGAATTTCAAAGTTTACGTGCAAGTCTAGGTGAAGTAGTACATCAAGTTCGTGCTCACGAATTACAGGAAAAAGGTGTACTAAGTGATTGCCACGTAAACATTATTCAAACGGCAGAGTGGAAAGAATTTAGCGGATATCCTGAGGAGTTAAAATTCCTAGTAACCGATAATGATAGGATGAGTTACATATCTACGCTAATTAAAGAGATTGCAAACACTGGCAACACCCTTGTGTTAGTTGATAGAATCGAGTGCGGAGAATTCCTACAAACTCATCTTAGTGGCTTATTCAATGTTTTGAAAGAAGAACCGGATGTTGCTTTTATATCTGGTAGAGTAAAAACCAAAGATAGAAAGACTGAATATGACGAAGTTAAAACTGCTACTAACAAGATTATTGTGGCGACTTACGGTGTGGCCGCTGTTGGTATTAATATCCCTAGGATTTTTAATCTGGTTATGTTGGAGTCCGGAAAGAGCTTTACTCGCGTTATACAATCAATTGGGCGAGGCATTAGAAAAGCAGACGACAAAGACTTCGTACAAATCTGGGATATTACAGCGTCAACGAAGTATGCAAAGAGACACCTTACTGAACGAAAAAAGTTCTATAAGGATGCGAAATATCCATTCGAAATTCAAAAAGTGAAATATAACAAATAATGCAAATCTTAACCTTAGAAAACAAAACATTTTATCTCAACGAATTACCTGAAGAAGTAGACGATGATCTACGATTTTCAGTATTAGATAATAGTGATAATCAAAATCCTGATTACTTTTTTATCCCACTAATTTTTCTTGAAAGTTTTACTGGTCCTGCAGCAGTTCTTAAAATAGGTCAGGATGAAATTACTATGCCACTTGATTGGTGTACAATTGTCGGAGATCCAGAAGGACCAGATATGGAAGTATTGCCATTAACAAGTCTAAATGATAGAGGATTCAAAACATATTGTTTTAATCCACTTAGTAGCTTTAGGCCAGAATTTCATGAAATTGATATTATTGATGTTTATCAAGATGTTAAATGGTATTTTCCTAAAATGAGGGCTGGGCAACTTTTAACCACACCATTACATGCAGGCGAAAAACCTTTATGCGCCTATTTTGTTAAAGAAGTTTCTAGACAAAGTGAGATTGTAGATTACACAAGATGTTGGTAAGATGTCACTAATTTTTGAAAGTCCGGATAAGGGTAAAACTGTTTATGCTAGAAATGCAGGTTCTACTGAAAAAATGCGGATAGACAGTTCCGGCAATGTAGGAATCGGAACAGGATCACCTAGGGCATCATTGCATGACGAAATAATGGAAAGTAAATTGTGGGGTGATATTCATCGTGCTGCCAAGTCCGATACTGCTTTACAAGCCGCCCTGGACCGTGTTAAAATAACATACTACCTTACAGAAGATTACGAAAAAAGATATGGCAACCGCAAAACTTGATATTAAGCGTGAACTAAATGCAGTAGACAGTCGCAACTATGACTTTTACGAAAACCTCACCGACGAGGAAAAGAAAGCATTCAGTCCTTACATCTTAATGAGGTATACTGCTAATGTGCAAGGTGATCAATCATTGCAAGAATGGTTCCTAGAAAGGACTAACGAGTATGTTAATAAAAATCATTGGGAATTAAGTAAGAATCATAGACCCTTGTTGTGGAAATTATTTGCAGCAACTGGTATTGGTTCTAACATGTATCATCCTTATCTTGCCGCAGGTAAAAAGGGCAAAGCAAATAAGATTGAAAAACTGTTAGCTGAAATTTATCCTGCATGGAAGCTAGATGACATTAAGACGTTAGCTAGCATGATGACTAAGAAAGACATCGACGAACTGTTTGACAAAATGGGTTTTGACAAGAAGCAACGAAAAGATTACGAATGATAGCATTGGCAGATCAACCTTTTAATTGTGTACATTGCGGTAAGAGTTTTATGAAAGAAAAGACTCTAGTAGCGCACATGTGTGAACAAAAAAGGCGTGCTCTGCAGAAAGATGAGAAGCGTGTTCAAGCAGGTTATATGGCCTATGTTCGTTTTTATCAACTTACACAAAATGATAAAAAAGGCAAGACCTATGAACATTTTTGTACCAGTGCTTACTATAATGCCTTTGTAAAGTTTGGCAGTTTTGTCAATAACGTCAATCCTATCTATCCTCAAAAGTTCATTGACTATGTGATTAAAAGTGGTGTCAAATTAGACCACTGGTGCAGGGATGAACTGTATGAACAGTACCTATTTGACATGCTCAAAGTAGAACCAGTCGAAGCAGCAGTGCAGAGAACATTGCAAACAATGATGGATTGGGGAGACGAGCATAGTGCAAATTTTGCACAATACTTTGATTATGTCAGTTTGAACAAAGCAGTGCATGACATGCTAAATGGTCGCGTTAGTCCGTGGCTTATCCTAAATTGTACATCGGGTAAGACCATGGTTAGTAAGATGAGTGACGAACAGTTGAGCATGATTACACCTGTATTTGATGTTAAATTCTGGATGAAGAAATTTAAAGATAGTCCTGCAGATATCTTGATGATTCAAGAACTGTGCAACGAGACTGGGATAAAATGACAGCCTTTATTAACAACATGTCCCAAGAAGAATTAAAAACATTTCTTCGTAAGGTCATGGGCCCTCCTCGTCGAACATTAGAAGGTCAAGAAAAAGAAAATGTTTGGTTGATGATACAGATGCAAGATGAGCCCGACGAGTTTAGTAACAATCAACATAGTATATCTGAAGTCTACAGATTTAATCAGCGAGAATATCATGTGCATTATTTTCCTAACGAAAGTCCGTATATAGAAGAAATTATGAACGATGATTGAAATTCGAATACCGTTCGACACTATAGTTCAATACAGACATCTTAATTTTATGAAACTACACCACGCTAGTAACCACGCTATCCAGTTAGCAGAATGGTGTAAGGATCAGGGATTGATTATGGGACTAGATTTTGAATGGGCAGTATTTCAAGCCGATGAATATGTAACATTTAAGTTTATGAACAAGGGTGAGAAATATTCAACTATGTTTGCATTAAAGTTTGGGAGCGGCAACGGAGTATGATTACTAAAACACTTTGGACACTGAGTAAGCCCGATGCTACAGAAATTGATGCAACATTCCTATTTGGGTTGGGTTGCGAAGTGGAAGTCGTTATGCCCGAATGGCAAGATTTTGAAACTTCAAATGGAACACGCTGGCGATATCAAAACGAAAATCCCTACATCAAGATAACAACCACTTGCGAAAAACAGGAAATGATGTTAAAATTAAAGTACGGGGACGCACTCCTTCTATCAGAAACTCCAACATCTTTTTTAGACTATGAAGACTTCCATATGGCACCATACAGCAGATCAGCAGCCTGATAAAAGCGGCTATTATATGGGCTTCAGGACCGTAACCCTAGCTGACGATACTTGTGGTGTAGATTACTTTTATTGGAATCATACTGGAGGCATGAACGGCAAGGGAGAATGGCGTACTGACAGCACCTGTCATAGTCATTGGGCTAATGTCTATTACTGGACCAAAGATAATCCAGAGCAGTGGGTCGATAGTGATCCTCCTGTGAGATATAGAAAAGCACCAAAGTCTAATCCAGCATTGGCTATCGCTTGGAACAATGTCCAAGAAGCACTGCGTCAATATGAAATTGTGAAAGCACTAACATGAGACGACTTAAAAAAGAATTATGGCCATATAAGACCAAAGTTAATCTTTTGCACAGTACCAGAGAAGTTGATGAATGGTTAGGAAAGACCTTGGGCAAATTCAAAGGTAAATGGAATGTAGTTCATCACAGTACTTCTATTGAATATTATTTTAAACAAGATCGAGATCTTACTATGTTTATGTTGAGGTGGTCATGACCAGTATTAGTTCTATTGTCGGCGGCTTGAACATCGGTTCAGAACACGAACTGCGACCTATGAAAACGGGAGAAGCTGGCGGATGGGGTATGAAATATACCTGGATTGAAATGGCTCGAACAGAAAGCACTCCCTTGGATCTAAATGAACAGGCACAGACTTGGTGCAGAGAACGATTTGGAAATAGTGGCAGTCGTTGGTTTGAAAAGAAAGACAAATTTTATTTTAAAGATGAAAAGGATTTGACCTTATTCATTCTGAGGTGGTCATGAGTGATACTGCTAGCTGGATTACATTTGGTAAAGAACGTTATTGGCAACATCCAGACATGGAACAATGGTGCCACGAACATATAGGAACCGGTGGGTGGTCCTACCAAACTCCTAAAACTTGGGAAGGCATGAATGGTAAGATTTGGGTTATGCACAGCATGTTTGGCAACACTACTTTTGCATTTAAAGATTCTAAAGACTTAACTATGTTTTTGTTGAGGTGGGGCACATAAAGTGATATATACTATAGAACATGATTGAGTTTAAAGTTCCTAGCGTAGGTAAAGCAGAGGCTTGGTGCATGAAGCACGTTGGGCCTCGTCTCTATTATATTCACGATAGAATAGGTGGAGAAGGTTGGCGCATTATGCCGCTTCGTGGCGGCGCTGAAATTTTACTTTGCTTAGAGGACGACAAGAAAGCCACAATGGCTATGTTAATGCTGATAGAATAATGACTACAGAAAATATAAAACAATTTTGCCAACATCACAGTATTCGTGTACTTGATACAAACAAGCGGGCACATCGGTACAGCAAAGTCAATTTAAATTACTTTAGAGATCCTATGGATTTTAATCGAGTTTATGAAGATGTTATATATGATAGCGAACCGTTGTATACTGTGGAAATTGCTGAAAGTGAATTAGAAAGAATTGCAGACTTCGAATCCGAGGTGTTTAACAACATGAAGAAGCAAGGGCATTACAGAATGTTTGAAACACTAATGGAGCAGAAAGAACGAGAGAGAGCACTGCGGGACAAATATCCAGCAGTAAAAAAAGCATACGAACAATATAGCCTAATGTTAAAACTGGCTGAAAGTGGAGAATTATGAGATTAGAAGGTTTTGTAGAAAAAGGTTGGGGTCACGAATTAATTTGGGCAACAAACGACAAGTATTGCGGAAAATTACTAAAGTTTAATACCGGTGCTAGATTTAGTATGCATTTCCATTCTGTAAAGGAAGAAACCTGGTATGTGTTAAGCGGTGAATTTCAAGTTAGATTTATTGATACGAAGACAGCGGATGAATATTTAGAAGTATTAAAACCAGGCTCTGTGTGGCATAATAATCCACTGGTACCACATCAACTGATTTGTCTCGAAGAAGGGACCATTATCGAAGTTAGCACACCGGACAGTGTCGAAGACAATTATCGAGTTGCTAAAGGAGACAGTCAGAAATGAAAATTTTGATTACAGGGTATAAAGGTTTTATTGGTCAAAATATGGTCAATGCACTAAATGACGAACACGAACTGTCTCTTTTTGAATGGGGAGAAGAACTTCCAGATTTTAGAGGCTTAGACTGGTGCATACATTTAGGAGCAAATTCGTCTACTACTGAAATGGATGTAGACAAGATGCTAGATCAGAATTATGATTTTAGTAGACTTGTTATCAATCAATGTCAGGCAAACAATGTAAATTTGCAATATGCAAGTTCTGCAAGCGTATATGGACTAGGAAAAGAATTTAACGAAAATGCACCTGTTCATTTGCTAAGTCCATATGCATGGAGCAAATATCTTTTTGAAAGATATGTAAGTGGATTTAGAGAAAAATGGTCTAACATAACAGTCCAGGGATTTAGGTATTTCAACGTGTATGGACCTCATGAAGATCATAAAGGTGATCAGTCTAGCCCTCATCATAAGTTTACCAAGCAGGCAGAAGCTACCGGAGTTATCAAGCTATTTGAAAATTCTGAGAATTACAAACGTGATTTTATTTCTGTACATGAAGTAGTTAGTATTCATAAAAAGTTTTTTAACGTAACTGAATCTGGTATTTGGAATGCCGGTACAGGTCGCGCTACATCGTTTGATAACGTTGCTCGAACAATTGCAGAAGGAATGAAATGTAGAGTTGAATATATTCCTATGCCTGATAATGTTAAAGCACATTATCAAACATACACATGTGCTGATGTAACTAACCTAAGAAAGTATTATGACCCGAGTAATGGTTAACGGAACATTTGATATTCTGCATCGAGGTCATATTGAAATGCTCAACTTTGCTAAAAGCAAAGGAGATGCGGTACTGGTTGTGATTGATACTGATCGTAGAGTGCAAGAGTTAAAAGGTGATGATCGTCCTATTAACAACCAAGAAGATCGTAAATTTCATTTAGAAAATTTAAAAGCAGTTGACAGTGTATTGTTTTTTGACAGCAAAGAACAACTTATAGAAATAATGAAAAGCTGGAAACCAGACGTGTATGTAAAAGGCAGCGACTGGAAAAAAGATAGACCTAGCACAGCAGAAGAATATTGTAAAGAAGTGATCTATTATGACAGAGTCGGCGAATACTCAACTACCAACACCATTCAGAATATTATTAATCGGGGATGATTGCTTAGATGTTTATCAGTTTGGAACTGTTGACAGAATAAGTCCCGAGGCACCTGTTCCTGTATTCAAATATAGCTCTAAGGAAGAAAGAGCAGGCATGGCTCGTAATGTCAAACTCAATCTTGAAGCACTGGGCTGTGAAGTTACATACCTATGCGGAGAAACAAGTGTTAAGACCAGATTAATCGATTCCAAAAGTAAACAACACATTGTAAGAATTGACAATGATGTTAAATCTAATCCTATTGAATTTGCTTCGGCTATTCCTGCGATTTACGACGCAGTTGTGATCAGTGACTACAACAAAGGTACAGTTAGCTACGAATTAATCGAAGAACTCGTTGCTTTGAGCATACCAGTGTTCATAGACACTAAAAAGACTGACTTAGAACGTTTTCAAGGTGCATGGGTTAAGATTAATGAACTAGAGTATAGCAGATTAACAAGCGAGTGTGCTGGGTTAATTGTTACATTAGGTAGCAAAGGTGCTAGACTATGGGACGAAGTGCATCCAAGTAAACAAGTAGAAGTAAGTGATGTTTGTGGATGTGGTGATACTTTTTTGGCGGCACTAACCACTCAATACCTATATACAAATGATATAAAGAAAGCTATAATGTTTGCTAACGTTGCCGCAGGATTAACTGTACAACATTTAGGAAATTACGCACCATCATACGACGAGATTAGAAATGCCGGATATTGATATCGACTTTGCTGATAGAACAAAAATTCTCAAAATTATCGAGCATGTACCAGCGGCTATTAAAGATAATGGAACTTTTAAAAAGCACAATACTGGCGTATATTGTCATTCTATCCCGTACAATTCCATAACTGATACTGCTAGCTTTGACTATAAAGAAGCTGAAAACCGCGGGTATTTTAAGATTGACCTATTAAATGTTGGAATTTACAAAGATGTACGAGATGAAGAACATCTCTTAAAATTATTAAATCAAGAACCACTATGGGATCTTTTACAACAGGACGATTTCACTAATATGTTGTTCCATGTGAACGGTCACGGATCAATTCTAAGACAGATGTTGCCAAATAGCATAAGTCAATTGGCTGCGGTATTAGCTATGATTAGACCGGCAAAACGCTATCTAATTGGACAAGACTGGAATACTGTAAACGCAGAAATTTGGCAAAAGCCTGCGGGTAATGAGTATTATTTTAAAAAAGCTCACGCTATAGCATATGCGGCAGCTATTGTAGTTCAAATGAACTTAATTTGCGAAGGTCTTACTTCCTCGCATTCCTTATTAGCTGAATAGATTTACGTTTTACTCTCTTTTCAGCAATTTCGCTTAGATTAACACTAGGACCAAATACTAACTCTATGTCTTTTACATTAAAAGTTTTTATAAAGGGTCGGAATACATGCATTTCTTTTTTAAGAAAAATGTTTATGGGTATTTTTCTGTTACTTTCCCACCACCAGACTTCACCCATTTCTAGGAAAATCTGTCGTTCCTCGACTCCTACGATCATAGATAGATCGTAGATGCTAGCAACATAATCATCAAAGTTAATAACAATACCTACATATTCCTTATCATTGGATTTTAAGCAGGTTATGAACGGAAAGTTTTCTTGGAACTGGTCTCTCATTAGTTTAAAATAAATACTTTATGCAAAATTTACCAGTCTATTTATATAATTACAAACTCGATGTAACATTAGATTTGGACGCTACTGTAAGAGGAGTAAACCAGGTTATGTACCAGCGAGACCTAAAGATACAAAAAGGTATCAAAAATCAAGTTAGAATTCAGTTTAAAAATAGCGACCAAAAAAATGTTAGAATCTACAACACGCAAACATTTGTATTCAGTATGTTTGATGCTATCAATCAGAGATTAATAGTTGAAAAACAAATCGAAGTACTAGATGTAGCAACTACTTCAACCAAGGGATTAGCTATACTAACTCTTAATGAGAGTGATACATTAGATTTAGATAGAACCAGTTATCAATATACAATTAAACTTAGAGAATCTGATGGAGCCTATCTCCCAACTTATTCTAATACTTACTACGGAATGGCAGGAACCCTGCATCTAAGTTCTGAAGTATTTCCTGTTCTCAAAGACAGCACCACTATAAACACGTTTAATATTACATACAACGACGATATACAGAAGTATGAGCATAAGAGTGGAAACATCTATGCTAACCCAGAATACAATGGTAATAGCGCATTGCACACATTAGCCATGTACATGACCGGATATAAGGGGACCGTATACATTCAAGGAACCCTGGACAACACTCCGGGATCAAGTGGAAATTATTCTAACATCGTTACCAAGACTTATACTGGATTTACCGGAATAGATTCGATTAACTTTAATGGTGTCTATACCTATATTAGAATTCTACATGTTCCTGGAACTGCACCTGCAGAATCTAATAATGATAATCCTAGTTTCTTCGGATCGTTTGACAAAGCACTTTACAGAAGCTAAACTGTATATGTGAACGATATACAATCTGCATTACTGACATTACTGCCTTCTAAGAGGAAACTTACATCCGGTGGATGGACCAGTTTTAATGCTCCCTGCTGTCATCACAGAGGAGAACGTCAAGATGAAAAACTGCGTGGCGGTATTAGAGTAGAGAATGACGGGTTTGTATATCATTGTTTCAATTGTGGATTTGCCGCAGGATGGACTCCTGGTAAAATTCTAAGCAAGAATACCAAAAGCCTATTTCAATGGATAGGCATGAATGAGATAGACATAGGTAAACTTAATCTTGCGGCACTCAAGATCAAAGATGACCAGCCCGTTCTTAAGAAAGCACTAAATTTAGTATTATTAGAAAAACCCTTGCCCGATGGCACAATGTCTGTAATGGAATGGATTAATACCGGGTACTTGCCCGATGTAGCAGAAGACATTGGCAAGATAGTAGAATACATTTTAAGTAGGGGTATGGAGCTCGATTGGTACAATTGGATGTGGAGTCCTGCATCGGGCTATGTAGATAGAGTACTAATACCGTTTTATCAAGATGGAAAGGTAATAGGATACACTGGCAGAAAAATCAATCCCGGCAACCCTAAGTACTTGACAGATAGTCAAAGTGGATATGTTTTTAATTTGGATCGTCAAGGGTGGAATCGTCAATGCGTCATAGTCGTAGAAGGACAATTTGATGCTATAGCTATAGATGGCGTAGCCATTATGACGAACGAGCCTAACGATGCCCAGATTGCAAGATTGACTGGATTAGGAAAAGAAATTATAGTAGTACCAGACAGAGATCGCCCCGGTGCCAAGATGCTCAAATCAGCAATAACCAATGGCTGGAGTGCTAGTTTGCCTCCGTGGGGCGATGACGTCAAAGATGTAGCAGATGCTGTAAAGAAATATGGACGACTGTATGTGTTAGCCACAATCTTGCACTACAAGGTTGCGGGCGAGATAAAAATAAATCTAATGAAGAAGAAACTAGAAGCGTTAAGAGATGAATAAAAAAGAAAAACCACAAAAACCCAATTATGACTTTGAAGTGCAAAAGCTGTACTTGGAAATGTTTCTAAGCGATGCTGAGACGTTTGTACGTTGTCAAAATATTTTTGATCCCAAAAACTTTGATCAGCGACTGCAAGAAAGTGCAGAGTTCATTACAAAATATGTAGATGAATACAAGGTAATGCCCGAGGCCAATATCGTCAACGCATCTACAAGAAGTCAGTATAACCCAGTTGCATTGCCCAGAGAAAACTATGAATGGTTAATGAATGAGTTTGAAAACTTTAGCAGACACAAAGGACTAGAAAGGGCAATTATCGAGTCTAGTGATTTGTTAGAGTCCGGAGACTACGGTCCAGTTGAAAAACTAATTAAGGATGCTATACAGATATCTCTAAACAAAGATATGGGTACAGATTACTTTGAAGATCCCAGAGCACGTCTGACTAAACTTAAAGATGGCAATGGGCAGATCAGCACAGGATGGCCCAGCATTGATAAGAAATTATACGGCGGATTTAACCGAGGTGAACTGAATATCTTCTGTGCTGGATCAGGTGGCGGCAAGAGTTTGTTCTTAGCCAACTTAGGAGTGAACTGGGCACTAGCTGGACTTAATGTCTTATATCTTACATTTGAATTAGCCGAAGGCCTCGTAGGTATGCGACTCGATAGTATGATGACAGGTATTACAACTCGAGAGATCTTTAAGAACATCGACGACGTTGAACTCAAGGTCAAGATGTTGGGCAAGAAGAGTGGTAACTTACAGGTTAAGTATATGCCATCGGGCAAGAACTGTAACGATATCCGTGCCTACTTGAAAGAGTATCAGGTCAAGAAAGGTTGCAAGCCCGACGTTATTCTAATTGACTATTTGGACTTGATGATGCCGTTGAGTGTTAAAGTTAGCCCAAGTGACCTGTTCGTTAAGGACAAGTATGTGTCGGAAGAAATTCGTAACTTGGCTATGGAAACACAATGTATCACAGTCACAGCGTCACAGTTAAACCGTAGTGCTGTTGAAGAAATTGAGTTTGATCACAGCCACATCTCGGGCGGATTGAGTAAGATTATGACGGCGGATAATGTTATCGGTATCTTTACGTCACGTGCTATGAAAGAACGTGGGCGGTATCAAATACAGTTTATGAAGACACGTAGTTCTAGTGGTGTTGGGCAAAAAGTTGATCTAGAGTTTAATGTAGATACATTGCGTATTAGCGACCTAGGTGAAGATGAGCAAGAAGGCAGTTTCAGTCAGCAACGGCAACAGGGTGGCGGAAGTAGTGTCTATGCAGGCCTAAAAAGGACCAGCACAGTGTCAACTACTACTGATCCCGAAACTGGAGAAATTATTCCAATTGATCCTACAAAAGGTGTAGCTGTTAGTAAAAATAAACACGCCAAGGGTGTTGCCGACATTAGAAGTATGTTGGCTAATTTAAATCCTGAAAAAGATTAAAACCAATTTGCAATTTGTAAACGACCTGATTCAGCTATAACTTTGTGCCACTGGTCAATATCATCTGATCCAAATACAGTTTCGACTTCAGCAGGAGCATAACTCCATGAACTCCATGAATGCCAAGGTTCTTTTCCTGCAACTTCCCCTTCAATGTGTCCGGGCAACCAACGTGTAAATCCTGCAACTACTCTGAAATGTTCAGGACCTTCTCCCTTGCTTATTGCGGCAAGAACTGAAACATCATGACTTACTCCAATTCGATTTGTAACTTTAGTAGTGTTAGATGTATACCAGTCTAGACTATGTATTACATGTATTCTATTAGTTGACTCTTGACCGCCGTTGTATAAAGGCTGGTCTTGATCTGTATGTAAGCCTACATTCTGCATTACAGTTTGAAACGTGATATCATTTGTAAATGGTTTATTGATCTGGAGTCCTATAGCCCCGGTTGCATCATGATCTAATATTAGCAATACTCCTTTACGAAGAATCGGTTCCTGTCGTCTAGGATGAGCTGCTAAAAGATAACCTCTATAATTTTGTTCAATCATAATAATATTTAATCAATAAATAATATTCTATGCGAATGATTGAATTTACCAAGGGCTACGAGGAACATGATCGATTAAATCCCAAACTATGGGATGGTATACAACTGCGCCCCGAAGTTAAAGTTAAGCTGTTACAGATTGCAGAAAAATTTAGAGAATTTATAGATATCGATGTTCCTGTTATCGATGTACAAATAACCGGAGGTCAAGTCACTTATCACTATACCGAGCAAAGCGATCTTGATCTGCATCTAATTATAGACTATGGTAAAATACAGTGTGATCAAGAAGTGGAAGAATTGTTGGACACTAAACGATTACTGTTTAAAGAAAAATTTCAAATCAATATCAGAGGTATTCCTGTAGAGCCCGGAACAGAAGATCAAACTCGTCCGACTGTAAGTTCAGCGTGGAGTCTTAAAACTAATAGCTGGATACGCGAGCCAAAGAACTATAGTGGCAAAATAGACCGTAAAAGCATCGAAAAGCAGTACGAGTACTGGGATAATTTAATCAGGTATGTTTTGAATCAAAACGACTTCGAAATGGCTCAAAAAGTTCTAAAATTATTACGAAAATACCGCAAAATAGGTCTAAAACAGACCGGAGAATACGGGATAGAAAATTTAGTATATAAGAGCTTACGTAACAGTAAATCATTAGAAAAGCTAGTATCTTATATAGATCAGACATTTGATAAAAATTTAAGCATCAATAAGTAAACTTTTATAAAGAATCAAAAGGAGCCTGAGGGTTCCTTTCTTGTTTGTAAATATCAACAACATTTACACAGGATAAAAATGACCTTAGAAGAAATGATCCGTAAAACTGGCAAGCGCCAGGACTCATTCCAAATAATGATAGAGCATTTAAAAACTTGTGAAGAACCATTAATAATTGAAACAGGATGCGCTCGTCCTCCACATAAAGAGTGGGGAAGCGAAGACGTAAGTTTTAAAGATGAAGGATTCAGCACAAGAATTTTTGATGCATTCATTAATCAAAGCGGCGGTGAATTACACTCCGTTGACATCAATCCAGAACACGTAGAATATGCACTTACTCAAGTAAGCGATCGAGTACAAATCCATTGCAGTGACAGCGTTGAATTTCTCTGGCAAGCAAATCAGAACTTAACTGAAACAGAGAACTATGTAGATCTGTTATACTTAGATAGTTATGATTACGAACCAGAAGACCCATGGCCCAGTGCTGCACATCACATTAAAGAACTTGCGGCAATTATGTCTAGACTGCGGCCTGGTTCACTTGTTGCTGTAGATGATAATTTTATTGTCAATGGGCAACGTCAAGGCAAAGGTGCATACATTTATGATTTTATGCAGAGCATCGGCAAACCTTTAGTACATGAAGGTTATCAATACATTTGGAGATTTTAATGAAAGTATATGATTGTTTTCCATTCTTTAACGAATTAGACGTTTTAGAAATTCGATTGAAAGAACTGTGGGACGTAGTTGACGTATTTGTTTTAGCAGAATCAAATCTAAGTCACAGCGGTAAACCCAAAGAATATATCTTTGAAAATAACAAAGAGAGATTTAGTCAGTGGATGAGTAAGATTCGTCATATAAAAGTAGAAGACATGCCCGAGACTGAAGACTCGTGGGTCCGTGAACGTTTCCAGCGGGTTTGTCTTGACCGAGGCCTATATGATATGGAACCCGAAGACATTGTTATTGTCAGTGACTGTGACGAAATTACTCGTGCTGAGATCGTTACTTTGATAAAAGAAGATGAGAATAATTATGACAAATACATCTTGAACATTCCGCAATTTCAATATAAACTAAACTACATGAAAGTTTATAACGTTTCAAAAAATGCCAACATCATGGTAACAAGAGGTCGTTGTTATTCAAACGCACAACAAGAAAGAGAATGGACATTCTTTTGGAACGCAAAGCCAGAAAACACAGTATTTGTGGATCATGGCGGCTGGCATTTCACTTACCTAGGTGATGATCAACATGCGATTACCAAAATTCAAAACTTTGCTCACACAGAAACTGATACACCTGATATGATCAAGCGTCACAATATCAAATGGTTTATACAAAACAAATACGGACATCATGGTCCCAATGACAGCGAAAGATATGAGTGGGTTCAACTAGATGATTACTTTCCCGAATGTGTTACTAGTAATGTTGAACAATACAAAGATATGATTTTAGAAGGCGCAGTATTACGTGCCACAGATATGTATAGATAAGAAAGAAATTATGACAACATTTTCACATTCAGGTACCATGGGCGACACATTGTGTAGCATGGTTGCAGTTAAAATATTAGGCGGTGGTGATGTTTACCTTCGTCTAGGTAATCTTAAAAAAATGATTCAAGAAAAGTTAGGGTGGCCTGATGCAGGACGTCACAACGATAAGATGAGACAAGTAGACTTTGATCAAATGGAAGAGTTTATGTTGCATCAACCGTACATTAATAGTTTTAAAGTATGGAACGGTGAAGATATTGATTACGAACTTGAAGATGCAGCATTGCATTTAGAGACAGGTTTCTTACCTCGTAATTTTAGTAATCAACATGCACTAGCCAATGGCATTGATCACAAATATCATTTCAGACAACTTCAAATAGATCCATGGATGGAATGTCGTAATCCTATTAAGATTCCAGGACGTCCTATCGTAGTACATCGTAACATGAACTACCAAGACGGAAATGAAAAAGACAGCAAAACATGGCAAAACGTTTGTCAAAGAGGATTAACTGACCAGGGCGTATTTGTAGGCAGTGAAGAAGAACATGCGGCCTTTGAAGAAATATTCAAAGTATGGGTACCTCATTATAGAACAGAAAATCTAATGGAACTTGCTCGAGTTATTCAAGGTAGTGAATACTTTGTTACCAGCATGGGTGGACCTAGTGCAGTTGCACTGGCTTTGGGTAAGACTATGATGCTAGAAGTTCGTAAGAACGAACCATTCGAGCGTTTAGAAATTAACTATCCTTTTAGATTAAACATTCAATATTTCTAAAATGCGTGTAGCCTTAATCAGCGGCGGCCATCCCAGGTTTACCGGAGACTTTATTGCTTTAATGCATCAACTAACTGGCTTTGAGTCTGCGGACCTCTATCTAAATTTTTGGAACAGTGACTGGGTTTCGACTGAAGCAGAGGGCAGAGCTAGGATAGAATCAGTGCTGTTGCCAAATTACCGTTTAGCAAAACTAAAGATTACAGAACAACCAGCATGGAATCTTCCACTACACTCGCTGTCACATCCGCCGGCCTCTCCTGAAAACATTCGTTGGTGGTATCAACGTAGAATAGGAATGTGGCAATCCTTGTACATGGCCTTTGATTTAATTGACCAGGACTACGATCTTGTAATTAGATTTAGACCAGACGGCATGCTAAATAGAATTATCGATCTAAGATCACTTGATGTTCAAGATGACATTGTGATTCCTAAAAATGGATGTGGGTGGAGTCAATGGCCTGTCAATGATCAATTTGCCTTAGGTACTTATAATAGTATGCGATTGTACGCTGACATAGGTAGACAATATAATCAGCTGGTAGTAGAATCAGATCCACAATGGGAACACAACGGACACGGAAACTGGTCCGGAGAACATATACTGGGCCACTACCTTAATAAGAACAATATAAAATACAGATTAGAAAACTTCGATCACGTCTTAACCACAAGAGGTCGTTCTAAGTTTACTGACAAACATTATCACTTGCCCGTTACGCAAGATCCAACAATACTATCATGAATAAACTTGTAATCTTTGACTTAGATGGTGTACTGATAGAAAGTAGAGAACTACACTATCATAGCCTAAATGCCGCATTAGAATCTGTTGATAAAAAATATGTGATCAACAGAGACGAACACCTTAGTGTATATGACGGACTCAATACTACTAAAAAATTAAAATTACTATCTGAAACAAAAGGATTGCCTGCAGAATTTCATGATCTAATATGGCGTAAAAAACAAGAAGCTACATTTGATCTAATTCGCAAATTTGATTTTGATTATAAACTAATTGACATATTCACTAGACTAAAAAAGCAAGGTTACTTGATTGCAGTAGCCAGTAACAGCATACGAGAAACTGTTAAACTAAGTCTGCTTAAAATAGGAGTCATGGAATATGTTGATTACTACGTTAGCAATCAAGATGTTACTTTACCTAAACCGTATCCAGAGATGTACTGGCAGTGTATGACAGTCTGCAATGCCCTACCTCGCAATACACTAATCATTGAAGACAGTCACATTGGTAGACAAGGTGCATTGGACAGTGGTGGAAACTTACTGGCTGTAGAAGACTCACACGATGTGACCTGGTCAAAAATTAATAATAAATTATCACATATGAACTCACAAACAATTAAAAATAATATTCCTTGGAAAGACAGTAAACTTAATGTGCTGGTACCCATGGCAGGTGCAGGTAGTAGATTTGCACAACAAGGATACACATTCCCTAAACCTTTAATTGAAGTCAACGGCAAACCGATGATTCAAGTAGTTGTGGAAAATCTAAACATCGACGCACACTTTATTTTCATTGTACAAAAAGAACATTACGAAAAATACAATCTAAAGTATTTGCTCAATCTAATTGCACCAGGATGTGATATTGTGCAGGTCGAAGGAGTAACTGAAGGGGCAGCTTGCAGTACATTGCTGGCTAAAGATTATATCAACAACGATGCTCCGTTAGTTATGGCCAACAGTGATCAATTCATCAAATGGAACAGTAACGAATGTATGTACGCATTCAACGCAGATGAAATTGACGGGGGTATCATTACCTTTGAAGCGAGCCATCCAAAGTGGAGTTATGCCCGTGTAGGAGATGACGGCTTTGTCAGTGAAGTTGCTGAAAAGAAAGTTATCAGCAACGATGCCACTGTTGGAGTTTACTACTGGAAGCACGGCAGTGACTACGTTAAATATGCCGAAGAAATGATTGAAAAGAACATTCGTGTTAACAATGAATTTTATGTTTGCCCCGTGTTTAATCAAGCAATTGAAGCAGGTAAGAAAATTAAAGTTAAGAAAATTCAAAAGATGTGGGGTATAGGCACTCCGGAAGATCTAAATCATTTCTTAGCAAATCATAAAGAAGATTAAAGTATGAGCAAATATATTCTATTTGACATCGGTGCA